CAATTATAATAGCCGAAACTATAACGTTCGTAGCCTTTCACCAAGAGGTTGTCTGTGACAAAGTCCACTTGCATGTCGGTTTCGAACTTCACACGTTCCATGTAGGACAAACCGTCGATGTTCGTCAGCAGGAACCAAGCATACGGCGACGTCAAGAAGTCGTTGACCATGTAACCTTCCGGCAAGCCGCCGGCAGTGGTCAAGATCGCATTGACATCGTTGTCAGCCGTGCCGGGGCGAAGTTCCGTCTTGGTCAGACGGATCGCAACCGGCTCCAACTGCGGCGGCACAACCAGCTTGCGGCCACGGGCGAAGACCTTCAGGCCAGCCATGTCCTTGAAGTTGGTGCGGATGCTGATCATGCCGTTCAGCAGGGTCGCCTCGTTCAAGTCAACGTCAGTCGTCGGGCGGTTCGCAACGGTGCTGCCGTCAATCGGATGCGCCGTCGAACACAGAGCCACGCCGTCACCGCCGACGTTGGCGTTGTAGGTGGTGGCGGTGTTCAGGATGTTCGCGCCATAGATTTCCTTGGTCTGCTGAAAGGATTCAATCAGGCCGAGGTTCGACGGATGGAACTGGGTCTTGTAGAGGTTGTCGTCCACCGCCTTGCGGGTGATGGCGTAACCAAGGGCAATTTCAGAATGCTCCTGGTTGTAGACAAACCGCTCACCAGCGCCGTTGTCGAAGGAGGTCTGACCACCTTCAGTCTTCAACTGCGCGAGGCCGAGGAACCGCATTTCGGCGGTGCGTTCGAGAGCCAATTTCGAGTCGTGCTTCGTGAAAATCCGGTCGTATTGCGACGGGATCATCTCGTATTTGCCTTCAATGCCACGCAAGCCCGGCAGGAGAAGGTCTTTAATCGCTGAAAGATTGACAGCCATTGGTGCCTACTCCCTGTTAGATGCCGGCCACGCCAGACTTCATCGCCATCGTATTGAAGGCAACAACAATCCGGTTGTAGGCAGAGGTGAAGTCATTGCCGTTGATGCTCTGGAGCGGGTTGGACCCGTCGGGAGTGTAGTTGGCAAGGGCGATGACGCGGAACGGCAGGGTGGCGCTGGTGCCGCCCGGCGTGGTCAGCGTGTATTGGTCCGCGTAGGCGGTGGACAGGCCAGTGGACACGTTGCCAGGGGTCGTCCCGAGGGTGTTCGTGTTGGTGCCGGTGCCGGTGCCGTAGGCGAAGCCGATGTTCTGGCCGATGGCAGAAACGCCAACCGCAGTGGCGGTCGTGTTGCTGTTGGCGGTCTGAATAAGGAACTGAGCGTTCGGGTCCGTGATGACGTAGGCAGTCACCGCAGCGGCGGTGTTCACGTCGCCAACGCCGGGGAAGTAGTTCGACCACACGGTGCGCTTCTGCGAAACCGACAGGTATTTGCAGCCGGCAAAGATGCCGATCATGCTACCGGCAGCGGCGGCATTGGCCGAGGTGGTGCTGTTGGTGCCGACCTGACAGATGTAGCCCGTCGAAAGCTGCGCCACCGGGTCACCCGAGAAAATCTGCGGGTTGGTAGAGTTGGTGGACGAAATCGCAAGCTGCACTTGCTCATAGGTCGGGGACGAACCGGTCCCAGAATACTGCGAAAAACCGAAAGGCGCGTTTGTATTCGCCATGACGGGTTCTCCTTCATAAAAGGAGGCTCCATCATCGCACACCGGGGCGATGGGAAACCGGGTGATAACTAATACCAAACACCCCGAGGCATTTGGGAGGGATAAACCCTGCTGCTCGTCAACATACACAAGTCAAAACGCAAATAAAAGGGCTTTTTACGGCCCTTTTACTTCGTGTGTTCTTACTCGTCGGCAGGAATGGCAATCGGCGAGTAGCTTTTGTTGATTTTCGGTCGAACCTGGGCGTGATCGCGCCCGAATTGACCGTCAGGTGCGGAGTTAAGTTGCTCCTCCTTCTGCCGAACCTGATTGCGTGCCACCTTCTTTTCGATCTGGCGCACTTCGTCAGTGATTTCCTTCGGTCGTTCCATCAGGACCATGCCCTTGCGAGACACAACGCCCTTGGAACCGATGGGCATCATTTCAGGGTGTCGGCTTGCATCGACGGCTTCCCACCCCTTGCGAGCCAAGGCGACCTGATACGCGGGGTCTTCCTGGCCGAGGATGGTGTTGCGCTTCCATTCATACGTCCAGCCGTCAGGGACGAGGTGCGGCGGGATAAAGAACTCGTCAGTTCCTTCATCCATGTCGCCAATGTTGCCACGCAATTCGGCGGCTCGACGTGCGGCACGTGCGCGAGGGTCTTCATCACGCATAGCCTGTCGCATGGCAGCACGTTGCGGCGCGTCGGGGACCTTGATGTCAGTCACAACCGGCGCGTCGGCAGTTTCAGGTGTTTCAAGCGCCTGTTGTAGGACGCTTTTGGGCGCGGATTTCATCGCACGCCGTGTAATTGAACCACTCATGTTCTATCCTTTCAGTGGATTTTGCCTTCACGCTTCAGCTTCAGCTTTTCTTTCCCGTATTCTTCGGGTGTCATCTTCATCATGCTCGCCATTTCGCGTTCTTCGGCGCTCAGGCGGACGACCGTTTGCCGGTCGCTGGATGATTGACGACTGACGGGTGCCGCTGCCGGCGCTGCGTTGGGCGACACACGCTGTTGCGTGACTTTTGCGGTCTGTTCCATTGGCGTTTCAGCCTGGGTGGCTGCCGCGCCACGGTTGATCTTCAGGGTGCTTTCGACCTCGGCAAAGTATGCGTCAGTGTCCGGCTGGATGCCGTCTGCAACAGCAAGGTTGTGTGCGTTGATCATCTTGTTGAACAGGCGCTGATCGCGCGCGAACTCAGGATGACGCCGAATCCACTCGGCAGAGCGAGGGGTAAGCTGCGATGCTAGCGCCTCGACCGGGTCTGCGGGTTGCTGTCGCGGCGGTTCCTGCTTCGGTGCAGCCTCCATTGCCGCTTTACCGTTTTCCAGTTGCAGACGCTTGGCTTCGTTAGACGCCATTTCCTGCTGGATTTCGGCTGCACGCCCATAGTCACCTGCCTGCATCGCTTCAGCGTAGTGAGACTTCAGGATGTTGGTGTTCGTGTTGACCGTATAGATGGCGTTGTTGATCAACTGAAGGTCGGTGTCGGCCTTTTCGTTGCGCGCTGCATATTCACGGCTCTGGGCCTCATGAATGCGGCGCTCGGCGTCGATACGAGCCTGCTTTTCAGCTTCAAGTTGCTGTTTTAGCTGCTCGATACTGGCATTGAAGTCGGTTTCAGGCTCGTTTGTGTCTGCAACCTGAATTTCAACGCCTTCTTTCGGCGTTTCTTCAACAGCGACGTCAAAAATATTGTTTTCGTCTGCCATGTTGTGCTCCCTTATTACCAAACTTGGTCAGGCGCTTGAATGCGACCACGGATATTCGTGTCGTCAAGCATGCGACAGACGACGTTGTTGATTGTCACGCTCCACCCATCGGAGGGGCGGAAGAACACCCAGTCGTCAAGGCTGATGTCGATGCCTTCGAACCAGTTGTTGGACGGGTCAACGAAGGCTTGCGGGCCTTTCTTCAACACCAGACCGACCTTGCCCTGGATTTTGTCTTCGTCGCGGGTGCCGCTGGTCAGATAGATGCCGCTCTTGGTCTTTTCAGGCCGCGTATAGACAGCAACAAGCACCTGATTGTTGAAAACCTCGACGTTATCGACGTTACCGACCTCCTTTTTCAAGGATTGCTTAGGGTCGGTTGAATGCTCCATCACCATAAATGGCATAGTGTTCTCCATTACTTGCGTTGGTTAAGTATTGGACAGCAGCTTGTTTGCTTCATCGCATAAATCAAGGGCTGTTCTTAGGCCTGTAATAATTCCGACCTCTTTTTGGTAATCTAATGCGTGGCCGAAGGACAAATCGTCTTTGCGTCTTTCAATAGTTTCCAAAAGTAATTTACGCAATTCCTTCTCAAAAAGCATGTTGTATGTTAGCATTTACTTGGTCCTGAAATACAAAACGGGCAGTAACACGTCTATGTTACCGCCCGTCAAGTATTAACGCAAATCAGGCCGAAGAATTACTTCCGGTGACCGTATTCCTTGATCTTTTCAAGGCGTCCTTTGCCGCCACCTGCGCCGAACTCCATCTTGGCTTCAGCAACGCGACCGCCGGTCTTGCGGCCCATCATCGGAGGCATACCGCCAGGAGGCGGTGCGCCGGCACCCGGAGGAGGCATCATCGGCGGCATACCACCGGGAGGCATGCCCATAGGAGCGCCAGCGCCTGGAGGAGGCGGAACAGCA